CATTGGGTCAAGTGGTAAGGACAACCAACGGAGGAAATACGTGTTATTTTGTATTCGATATAACGACGAATTCCAACACGAATGATATAACCATAACCTACGAAAGTTGTGAGGAATGTGCTGCGGATATACCAACCCCCACACCAACGAGAACTCAAACTCCAACACCGACACCATCTAAAACACCTTGTAATTGTAGAGAATACGAAATAGAAAACTTCAACCCGTATAGTGAGGTGGTAGAATACGACGACTGCTTCGGTGTTCATAGGACACCAACCATAGGGGCTTATAGTTTTATTGTTGACTGCCTATGTGAGGGGTCACTTATAACACCAGCAGGCGTGAGTGGAAGGGACTTGGGAACCTGTATAGAGACAACACCAGCGGTGACTCCAACGAGGACAATAACACCAACACCTACGAGGACACCGAGTCCGACACCATCGAATTGTGCGTGTTATAACTACCAAATAACTAACAACTCGGAGGACCAATTACTCGACTATGACGCACTTTTATGTGGGGGATGCGTAGGGTCACCAACTACCTATACAATTATACCAGGTCAGACCATAACGATATGTGCGTGTAATAACTCCGTGACGACGATGAACTTGGAAGTGGTGATAACCAAACTATCGTGTTGTTCAGTTCCAAGTCCATCACCGACGAGAACACCGACGAAAACTCCAACACCGACACCCCCACTTTGTGAGTGTATCGACTACGAATTTACAAACTTATCTTTCCTACCACAGACCATAACATACACGGACTGCGATGGAAATGAACAGGACCCAATAATAGGTGGTGACTCATTTATTCAGGACTGCGCTTGTGAGGGAACAATAATAGAAAACCCAAACATTGAGGTGGTGGATAACGGACCCTGTATAGAATAAAAATTATACTTACAATAAAGAACCTATGGCTCAAAAGGAATTAGTTTATAAACTCAAATTCGTCACCGAAAACGGGGAGGTTATTGAGAAAAGTGCGGACAACATAAAGGATATATCCCAATCGGTTGGACAATTAGAAACCAAACTAAAAGGAGCAACACTCGGTTCGGAGGAATTCAAAGGATTACAGACCGAATTGAAAAAGAGTAAAGGGGCACTCGACGAGGCTCAAGCCTCGACGATGTCCTTCTCGGAAAAACTACAAGGAATACCAGGTCCCGTAGGACAGGCTATACAAGGGGTGATGGGACTCGGTAAGGCGTTTATGACCCTTATTGCTAACCCAATCGGGGCTGCTATTGCCGCTATTGCACTAATATTCACCACCCTATACAAAGCACTGACCTCAACGGAGGAAGGGGCGTTCAAACTCAAGGAGGTAATGGGTGCATTATCAGGAGTCCTGAACCCCGTAATTCGACTCCTACAAGAAATTGCATTGGTTTTGGTAGATGGGATCCTAAAAGGACTTGAACTCGTTCAGAGAGGACTTTCCGCACTTGGGTTTGACCAATTTTCAAAGGCGAGTGCCGACGCACGTGACCTCGCACGTGCTATAAACGAAGTTGAGGAAGCCGAGGGAGACCTCAACGTTGAGAGGGCGAAACAAAACAAACAACTCGCAGAGGCACGAGAAATTATATCGGATACCAATAAGTCATTGGGGGAGAGACAAGAGGCACTACAAAAGGTGAAAAAGAGTGAGGAGGACTTAGCGGCGAAGGAAACAAACCTCGCTAAAAAACGACTTGCTAACATTCGTGAACAAATAAAACAACAGGGTAAGTCGACTCAATTACTCGATGAGGAGGAACAGGCTCTAATTTCTCTATACAACACCCAACAAAACCAGTCCGCAGTAAGAAGGAAAAACATCAAGGCGGAACAGGCGTTATTGAGGGAAGTTGCAGCGGACGAAAAGGAACAAGATACGGAAAGACAAAGAAGGTCGCAAGAGGCGGAGGAACGTAGAAAAGAAAAACTACGAAAAGCCAAAGAAGCGGCTGACTTTGAAAAAAACCTAAACATCGAACTCATTGAGAACGACTACGACCGACAAATACAACAACTCAAAAACCAAGAGGAAGCACAAATTGAACAAATAAAAAGTTTGAATGTAAGTGCCCTAAAAGGTCAGGAACTTATCCTAAAAGTTGTAGAAAAAACTCAACAAAAAATTGCAGAAATTGAGAATAAGAGAGCCGCAGACCAAGATGCTAAATTCAAGGCGGACCAAGCGAAAAAAGAAGCGGACATTCAGAGTGCACTGAACAGGGAACTTGCTAACATAAATTCTCTTATCGAACTCGATAAGATGAAATATGAAAACCTTGCACAATTATCAGAGGACGACCTCGATAACACTATACGTCTGTTGAATGAAAAAATGAGGTTGGAAATTGCTATGGCTGAAAAGTCAGGAGCCTCAGCTGCTCAACTACAACTCATAAAAGCCACATACGCTGACGCAGAAATTCAACTGACAAAAAACGTAACAAAAGCGAAACTCGATGCCGCTGCTCAGGAGGAACAAATTGAAAGAGAACAACTACGACGACAAGCGGACTCACTCGGACTCATCGCACAAGCCGCAGGGGAGACCACGGCTATCGGTAAAGTCGCTGCTGTTGCTCAAGCGACCATAAACACCTACCTATCCGCCACGGAAGCCTACAAGTCCGTTGCGGGGATACCTGGAATAGGACCCGTTCTCGGAGTTGCAGCTGCGGGTGCTGCTATTGCACTTGGACTAAAACAGGTTTCGGAAATTATGTCAGTCAACGACAACATACCAAAACCAACCTTTGGAACGGGAGGTATCGTATCAGGAATGGGAGGAATAACCACCGACAATATCCCTGCAATGTTATCAAACGGAGAGAGCGTAATAAACGCCAGAAGCACCGCTATGTTCCGTCCGACTTTGGACCTTATGAATCAACTTGGAGGAGGGGCTAAATTTCAGGGAGGACTACAACAAAACGGAGTGGATATGGCTCAAATGGAACTCATCGCAGGGGTAAAGAGTAGGAACCAAACACCAGTGAGAGCCTACGTGGTTGCATCTCAAGCATCAAACCAACTACAACTCGACAGACAGGTGAAAAGTAGGTCGTTGGTATAAGTATAAAAAAAATATACTTATCGATATGAAAATTATCGAGTTATTCCTCGACCCCGAGTCAATAGAAGGAGGAGTCGACGCTATCGCTTTAGTGGACAAACCAGCCCACGAGTCAAACTTTCTCACATTCACAGAGGACGACCCTACACTACCCCCAACGGACCTCACCTTTATCGGTGAAATGTTTGAGATGGAGGAACAAGTTGGGTTAGCGAAAAGTATCAACCAACTCGGAACCCCAACAGGTATAATGGAAATGATGGGATGGGTTATAGAGTCCATCGAACCAGTCATTTCGTTGGAACAGGAACTAAAATTATTCGAAGGAGCGGTAACCGCTGAACCGAACCAACCATCGATGGCGGACTTACCGAACAGACGAGTAAGATACAAATACATCAAAAACCCCCAAGCTCAAGGAGATACTATAATACCAACCTCAAGGGACTTTTGTCGTGAGATGATACGATACGATAGAGTATTCAGAATTGAGGATATCCGTAAAATGACGGAGGACTGCGCTAACGACCAATTTGGTTGTTATGATATTTTTACGTGGCGTGGTTCATATAACTGCCGTCATCTATGGATGAAGGTGGTTTATAGACCCGCAGGACCTATTACAGGACGCCAGAGACCTCTTGAGGAGGGAAGCCCTGCGTGGAACCAACCATCAACACAAGTCCAACAGAGAGCAATTTTGGTGGAGGAACGATTCGGAATACTCGCTATGATAGATGGACAACCACTATTCTCAAGTAAGGAGGACGCACTCAAATTCGGTCAACTACTTGGATGTGAGGGATACCACGAACATAAGGTCGGGGACTACATAGGATATATGGCGTGTGAGACACACGAATTTCAGTCCTATAACGACTACCCTCAGTCAGCCTCCGATTCAGCGTGTAAAGTATTAGGATGGATAGAAAAATACGGACGAGACGAAGTAGACGGAATGGAGAGAACAGGTTTAGCCAGGGCTAACCAACTCTGTAATAGAGAGCCGATATCCGTAGATACCATCGCACGAATGGCGTCCTTCGCACGACACAAAAAAAACTCAGAAATTGCTCCCGAGTTTGAGGGAACGCCTTGGAAGGATAGAGGATACGTTGCTTGGGAAGGTTGGGGTTCAGATGAAGGTATAGAGTGGGCACAGAAAAAACTCGAGGAGATACGTAAGGAAATGGGAGTTGATGAGGATATGTTATACGACAACCCCTGTCAAGACGGATATGTTGCTTACGGAACCAAAGAAAAAGACGGGGTCGACGTTCCGAATTGCATACCAGAGGAAATGTGTTGGGACTGCGCAGGGTCGGGGGTATCCATATCAGGAGTCCCTACGGGGTTTTCAGAGGAAGGAACTAAATACGGGTTCTCATACGACGACGATAAAATGGAAATAACGGGAGCGGCTATTATACCAAACCGAATGATAATAAGAAGGAACCCAATTACAGAGGAATTATACTACGTATTTTTCTCTCAAGACACAACCAAAGTATTATCAGAAAAATTTATGGAGTCCAAAAAAACGGACCAAACAAATATAAACCATTCAGAAATTCCTGCACCCGATACATTCGTAACCGAGTCGTGGTTGGTCGATGACCCCAAAGTAGATAAGTCCTACTCACTTGGACTTGAATACCCGACGGGAACTTGGGTCGTCACGATGAAGGTAAAAAACAGGAAATTTTGGGAGGATATAAAACAGGGTAAGTATAGGGGATATTCCATTGAGGGATATTTCAACGAGAGAGTGGTATTTTCTTGATACAACTATACTTATCGGTATAAACCAATAAAAACTTCTATTTCTATGACAAGAAATGAAATAAAAAGAAAAATCGCACAACTTATCGGAAAGTCATTCGAAGCGTTCGGAGAATACAGAACCAAAGAAGGAACAGAATTGAGAATTGAAGGTGAAAAATTTATGGAGGGTATCCCTGTATATGTTATTACACCTGAAGGTCAATTACCAATTTCAGACGGAGAATACGAACTCGAGATGGGACAAAAGATAAAAGTTGAAGCAGGACTGGTTACCAACGTGGAGGAAATTTCCACAGAGGGAACACCAGTTGACGAGATATCGGAGGACTCAAATATTGACGAGACCGAACTCAGAAAGTTTGACGAAGCAGAACTCATCGACGGAACCATTGTGGGAACGGACGGGGACTTCGAAGTCGGTAAAAAACTTTACGTCAAGGACCAAGCTGGTGAATTCGTTCAAGCCCCTGAAGGGTCTCATACTACAAAGTCGGGTATCGAATTTGTTGTTGATTCCGAAGGGACCATCACCGGAATGAAAAGACCTGACGAAACAGGGGAAGGTTCACTTGAGGAAATGATGAGTCAATTCGCATCGGTTCTTGAGAAACTAACCCAACAAATTGTAGAGCTGAAAAAAGAGCAAGGAATTATGAATGAAAAGTTCACAAAAATTGCTAACGAACCGGCGGGTGAAAAAGTATTTGACCGCAGAGGATATCTACAAAGTGAGGAAAAAAACAAATTCTCAAAACTCGAACTTATCGCATCTTTGAGAAATAAACAAAACAACTAAAAAAAATAAAAAAAATGAATAATAACTTGAAAAAACACGAGTTCAATTTCAACCTTGCAGGTCTACAAACCTACACGGACCAAGTAGGAGGTCTTCTTCTTATGGAAGCCGTTGTAAAGGCGAAAACCGCAGAAATTGGATATGTTCAGTCTGGTATCAAAGGAACACAGGCTATCAACCTTTTGACATCAACTTTGAACGTTCAGGACGGCGGTTGTGGTTGGAGTCCAAGCGGACAAACAACTTTCACGCAGAGAGATATTTCTGTCTGTAATTATAAGGTCAACGAGGCACTTTGTCCCGCTGATTTGAATAATTATTGGGCTGGTCAATTCTTGAACGCAGGTTCATACAACGAGTCAGTTCCATTTGAGGAACAAATTGCTAAACTAAAAGTGGAACAAATCCAGAAATACGTAGAGGATAAATTATGGAAGGCTCAGTTGGTCGCTTCAGGTGGCACGGACTGCTTCGAAGGATTCTACTCTCTATTCTCCACAGGAACTTCAGAACCCGTAAATATCGTGGTATCGGCAACGACTCCAGCGGTTGGTGTGATGTTGACTTGCGTGGACCAACTTATCCAAACTCTACCTGATAAAGTTCAGGAGGACGACGACCTTATTGTAATGATGTCTATGGCATTATACAGAAAATACACCATCGACTTGAGAACGGCTAACTACTACAATTTTGGTGCTGAAACAAGAGCGGCTGGAACGGAATTTATCACCTTTCACCCTGGCACCAATATTCAGGTCGTAGGGATACCCGGTATGAGCGGCACCAACCAAATTGTTTGTGGAAAAAAATCGCAATTGGTAATTGGAACTGACCTTATGAGTGACTCAGAGCGTTTGGAAATGTTTTACGACAGAAACGACGACGAAGTAAGAGTAAGATGTAACTTCAAAATTGGAGCACAAATTCCTTTCCCTTCAAACTGGGCTTCAAACGGCTTAGCATAAAATAAACCTCAATAAAAAAAACAAGGAACTATGAGTTATTCAGCGTGTTTTCAGACATCTTCTATCAACTTGGCGTGTGCGTCAAATGTTGGTGGAATTGTCAAAGCATACCTCGTTGCGGGAAGCGTAACGGGCATAACCTACAACGTGGATAGTGCTATTACAGGACTAACCGGTGTGGGGAACATTTTTACATACGATGTTCAAAAACAGACCAGTTCCTTGACAGAAACTTTCAATTCTTCATTAGAAAACGGAACCCTATTCTACCAACAGGACTTACTCCTGAACTTCCACAAAATGGATGTTCAAAAAAGAGACCAAGTCCGTCTAATGGCTCAGAATAGAGGCTTGAAAGCGTTTGTTGAGGACAACAACGGAACTATTTGGTATCTCGGAGGTATCGATGGAGACGCACTCGCAGGAGGATATCTTTCAGCGGGAAGCGGCGTAACAGGAACGAGCTTTGGTGATGCGAATCAATATTCGGTCACTCTTTCGTTTTTCTCCAACGACCCTATGAACCCACTTGGTTTACCATTATCATCGGTGGTAAGTGGTCTTACCATCAACCCATAATAAAAACACCAAAGGGGGAAGGGAAACCGACCCCCTTTATTAGCCTTGGACCAATATGATACTAATAAAAAAGGGACAGACAAATAATATATCACTATCGGTATCCCTCAACAGGACGATACAGAACCCTTATTACCTATTTAGTTTCACTCATATTCAGTCAAAAAACCAGATAAACTTTATACCAGAGGTCATCCTAATAAATGACCGATACGACGAATTCCGATTCGTCGAGGCACCCACTACAAATTTATCATTACTCCCACCACAAGTATATTTCCAATACGACGGACAATATTGGGTTGAGGTCTATGAACAAACCTCAAGCGGAAATACCAACCCCTCTCAATCGGGACAAATGTTATGGGACGGACGAGCGGTTGTAGAGGACCCCGCAGTTCCGAATCCATATTACCAATGGACCTCAAATAATGAGGACAACGCTAATTTTATTTTTATATCAGACGACGAAGTTCCGGTATCACCAACACCGACACCATCGGTGACCCCGAACATACCAACACCGACCCCAACGACAACACCATCGCCTACACCGACCTCGACGATAACACCAACTCCGTCGGTGACACCAACAATTACACCAACTACTTCACAAATACCAAAATACCCGTTCCTCGTTCAATACGACGGAGACCTATCCAACCTATGCTCAGGTTCAGGGACCATAAGTTTGACTCTATACGGACTCGACTCGGTATATCAAAATAACACGAACTTATACCTTGATATAAACTTGACCATACCTGCGCCAGTGGGATATGCAGAATACTTGGGTATTATACTCGAAATAAACCCCGCTGGTGTCGTTTCAGGAGTCGTAGTATGTCCTTCATCCACTCCGACACCAACACCCACGCAGACACCAACAGAAACTCCAACACCAACACCAACTCCAACAACGAGTCCGATACCGAAATATTCATTCTCGGTAACCTACGATGGAAACCTAAATATGTTATGTTCAGGAGGAGGAACAATAACACTCACCTTATACGGAACGGACCCTGTATATCAAAACAATACAAACCTATATCTCGATAATAACCTCACGATATCAGCACCGGTCGGATACGCAGAATACTTGGGGGTTATACTCGAAATAAACCCCGTTGGCGTGGTTTCAGGGGTCGTAGTATGTCCTTCTCCGACTCCAACAATAACCCCGACAATAACTCCGTCTATAACACCATCATTCACTCCAACAGAAACACCAACACCGACACCAACACCAGTAATGTGGATAATAGGTGGTGGTTTTGATAGAGACGTTCATACGGCTAAATTTAGTGGAAGTAGTGTTTATGTCGGAGGTAAGTTTTACTCCTATAATGGTTACGATATTACAAAATTATGTCGACTACAACCAAATGGACTGATAGACACAACATTCAACCCTGAATTCTCAGAGTTATTCACCAATGAATATGTAAGGACATTGGAATTTGACAATAACGGATACATATACGCAGGGGGTAATATTGGACGATACTCAAACCTTACAGGATACAATATTATAAAACTTGACCAAACAGGTGCTTACGATACAACATTCTATAATAACGCAAGACCAAATGCTGTGGTGAACAAATTATTATTATCCCAAGATGGACTTACTATGTATGTGGGTGGAAACTTTCTAACATGGGGAGCATTCGGGGCTCCACGTTTGGCTCAAATAGACCTCGATGGAAATATAATACAGGGCTTCAACTTCAATAGTCAAATTTTTGATATGTGCTTCCATCCCGATGGAGACCTATTGGTGGTTGGTTCATTCACATTATATGCTGGTGTTGGTAGAAATAGAATTGTGAAAATAAACCCAACTACTGGTGCTATTGACGCTACATTTGCCGGTAATATCGGGACTGCGTTCAATACAGGAATCGCCTATAAAGTAAAAATTATCGGTGGAAAAATATGGATGGTTGCCACTGGAACATCATTCAACGGAAACTCATTTGATGAGGTCGTTAGGCTCAACTTGAATGGAACTTGGGATACGCCTTGGGTGAGGACCTTTGGTGGAAATATGTTCGACTTTGAAATTGACACCACAAATGGATGGTTCTATTATCACGGAAATATAACTGAAGTCAATGGTAACCCAAGACACTTCGGACGACTTGACCTGACAACAGGGGTTCCTGATACAACATTTAGTGATGGATATTGTTCGATAAATATTAGTCCTGATTCCCAAATAGGAGAAACGATATTTATTGACGCTCAGAGTAGAAGCACATTATTTGGTTACTATACGGGGGTATGTTTCCCACCACAGGTGATTGTAGACTTCGAAGCATATCAACACGCCATTCGACGTAACCTAAACGGAAGTAGTGATACAATTGGACTATAAGTTTTTTTATACTTACCTTTATACAACAAAATACAACACAAAATAAGAGATGAACAGGGATAATTTATTCAAACTCGACTTTGAGGTGGTGAACCTACCAACCTTCGAGGAGACCATAACTAACAAGGAATGGATACTTTGGGGTGGGGATAATTTATGGCCCAGTCACTCCATCGACCTATACAATTATTCCGCTATCAACAGAGCCTGTCTAAATGCAAAACGAGATGCTGTTTGGGGTGAAAAACTCCTAATAGACGGACAGGACTCAACCCTTTATATGGTCAACGGAATGAACTCATTGAGGGAAATTTATAAAAAGACCGCAATGGACTTTGTTATCCATAACGGATTCGCACTCAACGTGGTAAAAAATAAGATGGGAGACGGAATATCAGAAATGTATCACATGGACCTATCTAAACTACGTTCAGGAAAAGTCGATTATCGTGACTTTGTTCAGGAATATTGGTATAGTGCTGATTGGAGAAATGAGAGGAAATACAAACCCTTCAGCATACCTGCATTTGACCTGAATGATGAGGACCCCTCTCAAATTTATTGGTATATGGGATACGCACCTAACCAAACATACTATCCGATGCCAGAGTGGATAGGAAGTAGGGTTGCCACGGAAATTGATATCAACATCAAAAACTTCCACCTACAAAACTTACAAAACGGATTCTTCCCGTCAATTTTTATTTCCTTGAATAATGGTATTCCATCAGAGGAGGAGAGAAGTCAGGTATACAGACACCTGATGGACAAATACTCATCAACGAATAACGCAGGGGGACTATTCCTAAACTTCGCAGAGGACAAGGAACACGAACCAACCATTACACCACTCAACCTAAATAACTCTGACCAATTTTATAGAGATATGGATGAAATTGTGAGGAACACGATTCTAACCGGTCATAGAATAACATCCCCAAAACTTTTGGGAATAGAAACACCAGGACAACTTGGGTCCAAAAACGAAGTCGTTGAGGGATACGAACACTTCCTACGAACTACAATCGTTCCATTACAGGACCAACTATTAGAACAATTCGAGAAATTACTATTCTTGAGGGACAAAAAACTACACAAATTGGAGATAATTCAAAACGAAATTTTTGATACTAATCCAGTAGAGTCCATAACCCCCGAACTACCAAATACACCTCAATAAAATGGCAGCGGTTTTATTAGTCAGTGCTCAAAAAATAAAGGCGTTCACCGAAATAAATGATAACGTCGATGAGAAATTATTATTGGCGGGGGTTCAAATTGCTCAGGACTTGGGACTCCAAAATTTACTCGGAACATCCTTCTACAATTACATCCTCAACGGAGCACAAAACAACACCCTATCGGGTCCAGACCTAACACTATTACAGGACTACATACAACCATATCTCCTATGGAGAGCCACTTGGGAGTCATTACCGACCCTATGGATGAGGGTAATGAACAAGTCCGTCATTATAGGACAGACCGAACAGGGACAACCCGTAGATAAGGGAAACCTAACCTACCTACGTAACATCCACGAAGCAAGATACGAGTTCTACGCTCAGAGAATGATGGATTGGATACAAAACCATCCTGGTGACTACCCACTCTACTTCTCATACTCCACAATCGATGGAATGAGACCAGCGAAGGAAAATTATTATTCAGGAATTTACATCGATACAGGAAGGAGACGACTTCCACGTTTCGGAGGAGGATATCCAGGTCTTCCTTCATACACCGACCGAACAGACCCTGACTACTGCTGTGATGGATGGTAAATAAGTAGTGAGCATCATCAAACCTCATCAAGCCTCATCAACAACTATCGAAAAGTAAAACGAAATGGAACCATTTATCTCACTCCTAATGACCTCAATTACAGGGTTTGTAACATTCCTACTTGGGATAAGAAAAGGACGAGCAGAGACCGAAAGTGTCCTTCTACTCAATTTGGAAAAAAGTATCAATATCTATCAAACCATCATCGATGATATGAAGGAGGAGATAAGGTCCTTGAACGTAAAAATAGATGCCCTCGAGAAAAAAGTTGGAACCCTCCTTGAGGAAAACCACGAACTAAAAAAACTAATGAAGGAACACGATGCCTCTACCAATCCCAAGAAATAGTGAAACCCAAAGAGAATACATCAACCGATGTTATGAAGTAACCAAAGACGAGTTCCCATCGAACCAAGCGATGGCGGTGTGTTATGGACGTTGGAGAGAAAAACAAATGAGAATTATTCGTGACCTAAAACGAGTCAAAAAATAATTCCACGACTACGACAACGTTCCAAAAATTGCTGATGAACGTCCCCCTCAACATTATAACCCAAGTCATTCAATAACTCACGAGCGGAATTGACATCGTTCTGCTTAGATAAATTATTAGGATAATGTAGGTCCTTGAGACGAGTTTTTCCGACAACAATAGCACTTCTTTGACTACAGGAGGAGCATACCCATCGAGCACGGATTCCTACGTAGAAAGAATTACCACAAATTTTACAAATACGACGTTCATCCATATTGACGAAAAAGATAAAAAGTTTATATTTATAACTATACACGAAAACAAAAAAATTACAAGGGGGGGAGTTCAGCCATTTATGACTCGGTTGGGGTTTACAGGGTTTATTTGTCTTACTCTTTTTTGGGTCCACCGAAGTCCTCTCCCCCCTAACTATAACCCTCCTTGAAAAAGGGGGGTTTTTTTATTCACCCACCGAGTTGACTTTTCCGGTTCTCGACTATATTTACGTTTGAAATGGCACATAAACCGGTGGGAAACCACTACCTAAAAAAAAAATAAAAAATGCGTAAAGCCTTCAGTTTTTACAGGTCATATTACGAGACATACAAACTACTCGATGATAAGACCAAAGTCCAAATAATGGACGCTCTCCTTGAAAGACAATTCAACGGAACGGAACCTCAACTTGAGGGGATAAGTCAAATAATATGGGGTTCTTGGAAGTTCCTCGTCGACCAACAAGTAAAGGGATACGAGGATAAAACCAAGACCAAAATAGGAGAAAAAAGAGACCCTATCGAACCCCCTACCGAAGGGGGTAAGGAAGGGGGATACCAACCCCCTTACCAACAAGAGCAAGAGCAAGAGCAAGAGCAAGTAAAAGAAAAAGAAAAAGTAAGTAATAATAATAGAACTAATAATGGAAAAATTATTGAACAAATAATTTTTCCAAATAATTATAATAGAAGTTCTATCAGAAGTTCTACGGAAATTTCTTACAACCACATACAGGATACTTTTACAGACGAGGAACAAAAACAAGCTCTCAAGGAACTTCAAGAAGTTGCTAAAAAGAAATGGGGGATAGAGTTATGAAAAATAAAAATAAAACCTCAACGGAATACGATATAACCATCGAGAACAAACGACTTGAAAAATTACTCAAGGATATAAAAAACAGAGGAGATGTTTATTCAAGCTTCACTCAATTCGAACAAGAGATAGATGACTCAATAAAAACAGCGGAGATAAAAGTCCAATTAGAACCGAGTGTAAGACAATACGGAAATGTATTCATAGAATACTCAATGAAAAAACCCGAATGGGACGTTTTCAGACCTTCTGGGATATCTTCTACCAAAAGTGATACCTACATACTACCCATACTCCAAAACGACGGGAAAATAGGTCCTATAACGATAATGGTAAAAACCAAATACCTCAAAGAAATAATCGATAAAGGACTTGAGGAAGGATGGGTTTTGGATATAACAACCTACAAACTCAATGGAACCAACGATACAAATAAAGGATATACCATTCCAATAGAAAAATTACTCGAACCATTACTCCAACTAAAACCAACAGAGGTAACAGAACAGGAACGTAACCAACGACTCAAGGAATTACAAAAAAACAAAAAGTAATATTTATCAATATGAAAAAAACCAGACTCGAAAAACTATTCCAAGTATTCAGTAACCTCAATAAAGTTGGACTCAAAACATCCTTTGGGATTTACATCGATGATATGGAACTCATAATGATAGATAAGGAATTATTTCAAGACGGAATATTCTTTACCAGACGACAAATAGTCGATGCGTTCAAGAATAACTCCCAACTCTTCATAAAAGAGACCAACACCGAAGGCATACTCGAGGTGGAACTAATAAACCAAAATATATTCTTCCAACGAAATAGTAAGGATATGATATTGATAAAAATGTATAAAAACGAACTAATAGAACTTTATGAACTTAGTAAAAGAATTCGACTACAAAACTTGGAACAGGCAAGAAATATTTCAATACCTCACTAAACTATCACTACACGCACCGAACGGACTGACTATGGAATTTGTAGAGGAGGACGAACTCGGATACTCAATGGTCGTGAGACAAAAAAGGGAACTACTTGATGTATATTTCGTCGATACAATTTACGACCTATATCAGTCAAATTATATTCTCAATAACAAATACAAAATGGGAAACTTTCTATATGCATATCCAACATTCGATGGAAAACCAGAACAGGAAGTTCATCAATTTATCGATATGATAACAGACCATATAGTTTATTATGAATAAAGAACCAGAACTACCCGAACACCTCAAAGTAGAAATACCAAAATATACTCTATCCCTATATTTCACCGGTGATGCTCCACACGAGTTCGGATACGTTCTACACGAAGGAACCACAAAGATAGATGAGAAAAAGGTCGGAACACTCGGAACGATGGGTGTTTTATCGATTCTACGGGACTTTCTCAAAGAAAAGATATCAGAGGACCAAACGATATACGAACTCCTCTTACAGACGAGATTCCAAAACAGGACTATGATAAAATAGAAGGGGGGTCCCGAAAGACCCCCCAACCCAAGAAAACACAAAACAACACAGAGAAATTAGGAGAGGTCCACGTCCACAGCGTAATTACGACAGAAAACATCGAGTCGAGACAGACGATCAAAGTCCTTATACTGAGCATCGGTGGATGGGTCACAACGAAGTCGGTTGAAGGAACACTCAACAACACCATCACGGAGGTCATATCCACCCCACCAACAATGGAAACCCTTGAAGGTGAAGGTATAAGACGACATAAGTTCACCCGACTTGTAGGCTTCGGTAACTTGACGGAGGGAGGTGTAGTTTTTCATCGTGATAAAGAGGTTAGAGGTTCAACTCAACAAAGATACGTTGGATATTTGGAATACACAAATTAGATACCGACAACTGACTGAACTTTCTTCAGTTGACCTTTGGTCAGTCCGAGACGTAACCACATAATACCACCCTTCGGGCTTTTGAAGTGAGCCTCGCAACCACGATCTCGGTGGTTGACGATACCCAACAACTCGAGGGACTCAAGAGAGGGATACTCCTCCAACATAGAGTCGAAGTCGATGGTGTGAACAGGACGACCTGACTCATAGTTTTTATCAGAGATGGTCTTCAGAAGGGAGATAGGTAGGGACTTGGTAAGTGACATAGTAAAAAGGGTTTTGGATTGTTAGACAGGACAAAGGTAAGTAAAAGGAATGAATCCCACAAATTATACTGAAGGGAATTCAGAAATTTCTTCATCAAGACATTCATTGATGGACTCGAGGAGCTCATCGTAGTCCTCCCACCAGATCTCACCCAAATTGTTGTGAATGTGGTTAGACAACCAACCTTCAAAAACATCCCAATATTCAGAGACGAACTCTTCAGTCGTTCCAAAGTGGCGGGATACTGACTTGGGGGTGAAAGTGAAAGAAATTTTCTGTTCCATAATAAAAGAGGTTAGAGGTTCAACACGACAAAGATATAACAAAAAAAGTTCCCCCACAACTTGGTTGATAAAATAATTCGTCATATATTTACATCATAATAGAAAACCCCAAGACAAAAAATGAAACTACACCAAGACGACCTCGAGATGATGGACTACTACGACGGACTCATCATCACCACAGACGATGAAAAACTCACCAAAGCCATCGAAGGTATCTACAACACCCTTATCTTCGAACTCGAACACGACGATATTATCCGATACCTCAAAGTCAAAGTTCAATACCTGAACGAAACCCACCAATACAAACAAGAGTGGGATAACATCCGAAAACTACAAGAGGGAGAATAATATGAAAAACCTAACTGACAACGAACTTCAGATGATGGACTACGTAGATACACTCATACTAACGATAGACAACCACAAACTCAACGAGACCATCAAAAGTGTTTACTACACCCTTATCCTCGAGGACTTCCCTCTTGATATATCAGAATACCTACGAATAAAAGGACAATACATAAAACAAGAAAACCCAATATGAGATCGATAGATAGAATACAACAATGGATGGACCACGAACTCGATGATCAGTATATCACGGGAAATAGGTGGGACGGACATAAAAATTACTTTATCCAAGTCACCAGAGAGGACGAAAAGGGTAAATACTCCTACAACTTCGGATATCAAGGTATCAAAGGAAAATGGACAACCATAACAAATAAAAGATACCTAACTAAACTCGGACTTCTAAAACAATTCAAACACATAAAAACCGACTATAACTACTACCTAACATAAAATGGAACTCAAAGAAGGTAAAACCTACAAACTCGGAAAAGGGAGAATAAAGATACTCGAAATAAACGAAACAGACGTAAAGGTGGAATACAACGGAAAAGAATATCCAAACTGCGATATAAATTCACTGACGGAACTTATAAAAAAAGATGGATAAAAACTTGGTTCAGAAAAAAACTTTACTATATTTATAATAGACAAATAAACTAAACAAAAACAAAAAAAAAATGGCAACAACAACTTTAGAAACAAGACCCAACGAGGACAGAATAATGTATCAAAACCAGAGTCACTTGGCTCACAAATACTTCGAAATGTGTGGAATATGTCCCGACCTCGAGGACCTCGTAAGAATAACAGACCTACTGGTAGTGTGTGTAAAACATAAAACAAACGATACCATCAAAGAGTCCCTGAATAAGGCTCAACAACATATAAAAGAAAAATACAAAAAATAAGGAGGAACTGAACTAACTAATGCACCCAGTAAGGAACCTCAAAACCTCCACTACGATAAATAGTGGGGGTTTTTTCATTTTAGGTGGAACTTTTTTATTATCATGATATATTTATAGTCATAACCCGGTAAAATAAAAAGTAAGGACTATGGATATGAACGAGTGGATAAATAGGAACTATAAAGACCTTTATAATACCACCAAAAATATCGTCAAACATCAAGCGGACGCAGACGACCTATTCCAATCGGTAATGGAACAACTACTACAAAACAAACAGATACGGGAAGTCCCCCCCGATAGACGAAAGTATTTTTTTATACGAACCCTAAAAAACAACTACTACTCCAAGACCTCAAAATACTACTACGAGAATAAGAAATACCAAGACAAACAAACCGACTACAACCCTGAAATACACGAACAAATGGACGAACCATATATGGAACCCGCAGAACTCGGATGGGTTTATTGTCAATTAGAGAACCTATCGTGGTTTGAGAAGGACCTATTCATAATGTGGTTGGAACTTGGGACACTAACCCAAGTCAGTAAAAAGACAACTATACCCCTGAACTCGGTGGGGAGATACATAAACGAAACCAAACAAAAACTAATAAAACTATGGGTAAACAAAAACTAAACGATGAGAAGGTGGAACTTATCAAACATCTACTATCAACGAGGATATACAAACACCACGAAATTGCTGAATACTTTGATACCTCGAGACCCAACATCACCAAGATAAAAAAAGAGCATAGGTGGAAAGAAGTCCCCACCCCCGATGATATTAGGGGTAAATACCTATGGTATAAATTACTAAACGGAAAACTAAAATAATATGGAAACAGAAAAATACTACGGAACGATATCCATCGACCAAATAAACCTAAACGATGGTAACCCACGAAGCATCAAAAAGGACAAACTCGAACAACTAAAAAAGTCCATACAGGACTTCCCTGAAATGTTAGAACTCAGACCTATCATCCTCAACGAAAACAACATCGTATTAGGGGGAAATATGAGGGTGACGGCACTAAAAGAACTTGGATACACCGAAGTCCCATTCATCAAGGTAAAGGACCTTACACCACAACAACAGGAGGAATTCATTATAAAAGACAACCTATCATACGGGGAATGGGATTGGGATATGTTGGAGGAAACTTGGGACCAAAACCTACTAATCGAATGGGGACTTGATATACCAGATAATAAGTTCTACCAAAAGGACGAAGCCGAGGAGGATGACTACAACGGAGTAGTCCCCCCTACATCAAGAATAAAAATAGGGGATATAATAGAGATAGGACCACACCGACTAATGTGTGGGGACTCAACAGACCCCGACCACGTTGAAATACTAATGAAGGGTGAGTTAGCGGACCTACTGCTAACAGACCCTCCCTATGGAGTCACCTACGACGGAGTCCCCGCAGGGAAGGATTGGGAGGTTATCGAGAACGATGACCTACGAGGAGATGGACTATACATATTCCTACACGAGGCATTCAAAAACGCATATAACCATACCAAAGACAACGCAGCGGCTTATGTGTGGTATGCAGACCAAAACTACAACCACTTTATAAACTCACTGAAAAACAACGGATATAAAGAGAGACAAAAAGTTATATGGATAAAAGGGATGGTCCTAAATAGAAGTGACTACCACTTCGCTCACGAGAATTGTTTATACCTATCCAAGAATAACGGAACAGGGGTCGGTTGGTATGGGGGACGAGACAAACAGACCATTATGAACCTAAAAGACAGAGGAGAAATAAAGAACCTAAAAAAAGAGGACCTCATAAAAATAGTTGAGGACTTGGTGTCAAATACAGATACGTGGGAAATAAGAAAAGATGCAGTGGTGACCTACGTCCACCCAACTCAAAAACCTATCCCCCTATCAGGAAAAATAATAAACAACTCCTCACCGATGAAGGGTTTATGTTTAGACCTATTCTTGGGGTCGGGGAGTTCGATGGTCGCAGCTCACCAACTCGGGAGACGACTATACGGAATGGAATTGGACCCTAAATATTGTGAGGTAATTATAGACAGGATGAAACATAACGACCCCGAACTAAAAGTGACGATAAATGGAACTGACTACTGACCAAAAAATATTCCTCGATGTCTTGGAAAAGACGATGGGGAACGTAACGTTAGCACTCGAGAAAACTAAATACACTCGAGAGGATTACGACGAGTGGACGGAGGATATTTTATTCTCAATTATGATACAAGAGGTAAATGAAAAAACCATCGACTACGTAGAGAATAAACTTATCCAAGAGATAAACAAGGGGAACCTAAATGCGATTCAGTTCTACCTAAAAACAAAAGGAAAAAACAGAGGATATGTGTAAGGAATGTGAGAATAAAACGAATGAAGTTCCAACAACATTTAGGAACTACTCATTAGAGGAATTGGAGATGGCTTATAATGACTATAACAAAGCGATTTATACCCCCCAAGAAACAGCGTGGTTCTATAACCTATACAACAGGGTATTCAAAACAAATAAACAACCAGGATGTGGTAAGTGTTTTGTAACTATTAGAAAACACCTACACCACCGATACCTATACGAAACAAAATGAGTGAGGAACTAAACGAAATAAACAAAACACCCGGTCGACCAAAAGGCTCGGGGAGAGAAAACGGATATAAACTCCATAAGATGACTAAAACCGAAGTGGAGGTATTTTTACGAGAGTCAACAAAAATGATACTCAACAAACACCTATCCTACAAACAATACGTGGAATATTGTAGGAGACAGGGAATATCAAAAGAAATGGGAAACGTATATTGGAATAGAGTTTGGGAACAGGTAAAAGAAAGGTTTAGACACGACAGAAATAAACTCGTAGATAAACACCTACTACAATATTGGACAATATACCAACAAGCGATGGAGGAGGGGGACTATACCAACGCACGACAAACCCTCGATGCTATCGCTAAACTTCAGGGACTAAATGAACCAGATAAACTTGACCTAAACAATACCACAACCATTGAATTCAAGTTCGGAGACGAGTAAGAAATTACAGGTAAAAGGATTTATCCCCCACCCTGATCAAAGGACAAAGATAAACCTCATTGACAACGAGGAGGTAAAATATATCGTCCTTACAACAGGTCGTCAGTGGGGAAAAACTCTATTAGCCCAAAACCTATTACTAAAATGGGCATTGGAAAACCCGAACTCTGTTCTGATGTGGGTATCCCCCGTCTATGCTCAAGCACGAAAAGTTTTTACATCGATGCACGAGGCTATCGTAGGGTCGGGATTGGTAAGAGACAACCACAAAACTAACCTAATGATAACCCTCGTAAATGGTTCGGTCATCCACTTCAAATCGGGGGAACGACCTGACTCACTACGAGGTTTTACGAACGACTACCTTATAATAGACGAGGCTGCGTTCCTACGAGATGAGGTGTGGAATATGGTCCTAAAACCAACGATATTGGTAAGGGGTAAAAAGGTATTATTTATATCAACACCAAAAGGTAAAAACTACTTATACTCCTTATCGGTAAAGGGACAGGACCCCCACGAAAAGAGTTATCTATACCTAAAAGGTTCATCCTACGATACACCATTTATAACCAACGACGAACTCGATGAAGCGAGGAGGTCCTTACCAGAGGAAATATTCAAACAGGAAATAATGGGTGAGTTTATTGACTCGGGTGGTGAGGTATTCGTAGATATAGACAGATACTGCGTGGTAAACCACTACGAACCCCCACGACAAGGGGTCAAATACTACGCAGGTGTGGACTTCGGTCGACAAGACGACTACTCAGTCCTTACCATCTTCGATGACACGGGAAAACTCGTATTTTTCTATCGAGAGAGACAAAAGCCGTGGGGGGAAATACTTGGAAACATTGAGAGGGAACTAAAACGATACGACGCATTATGTCAGGTGGAGGTCAACTCAATAGGAGACGTATTATTCGAACAACTAAAACAGAGATATAAAAACGTATTACCCTTCCTAACTACCAACGCATCGAAACAAAATATCATCGAGGACTTCATATACGGAACCAACGAGGGACAAATATTCCTACCTACGGAACGACTAAATTCGGAACTATACTTGGAACTAAAAACATTCAGTTATCAATATTCACTAAAAACAAGAAAGATATCCTACGGGGCTATACAAGGGGCTCACGACGATATCATAATGAGTTTATGTATAGGATACAACACCCTCAAGGAACGTAAAACAAAAGGAACCTACTACATATACTAAACCCCCCCACAATTTATACTTACCTATATGGAGAAACATTACGTAGAATACGAAGGAAAAGAATACAGGGTTCACGAACCCACCATCGAGTTATGGATGAAACTCAACACCCTAAAAGACCTATACGATAACAACGACTTTTCACTCATCCTTATCTCCATCGCCACGGGACTCACTACCGAACAACTACGAGACGCAGAATGGGAGGGGGTCTATAAAACGGCTCACTACCTATCGGAATACCTACTAAAAGATGGGGATAAGTTCCATAAAGAGTTTGAGTTTAGAGACCAAAAATATCACTTTATAGACCTCGAAAACCTGACCTTCGGGGAGTTCATCGATATAGACGAATTCCTATCGAGAGACCCCGCTAAAAAGGTCTCAGAACTAAACCTACTGATGGCACTACTATACAGAGAGACAGACGAAAACGGGAAACTAACCCCCTACGATGCTTCACTCCTAAAAGACAGGGCGGAGTTATTTAGACGACTACCAGTAAAATATCTAAATGGGGCTCTGGTTTTTTTTTACAATTTAGAAACCATATTACGTCTAAATACACACTCATCTTTCCACCGAATATGGTTGAAAGTAAAGTGGACGACGATAAAGGCTTTGACCAATTTTGGGGTTGGTTTGCGTCGTTGGTATATTTATCCGGTGACGATATTCTCAAAATACACCAAGTCGCTCAAAAACCTCTACTCGAAGTCCTAAACTTTTTGACCTATCAGAAGGACCTAAATATGTTGAGGGAACGTGAGATGAAAAAACAACTATCTAAATTATGAACTACATAAACTTCAAAAATATAACCGACGACTTAGCCCTGTTATGTCAACAACATAAACAACTAAACTCATTCGGTATCGGGGATATCAAACAACTAATATACCTGACTCAACAGAGGGACAAACAAAGTAATAACCCCGAATGGTCAGCACCGATATACCCCCTAATGTTCGTAATACCCCAAAACGTAGTCCAAGACGACTCGTTCGTAAATTACCAATTTAGCGTCCTAATATGTGATATTATGAACGCTAACAATTACGATATTGAAGTCGACCTATGGAGTGATACGTTAGCCATCGCTCAGGACGTTCTCGCTCAATTCAAATACTCGGTAACTCAAACTCAAGGGGACTACCAAGAACGATATGACCTTACACTACCGACGACGATAACCCCCTTCTCGGAAGCCTATGATGATATATTGGTGGGTTGGAACCTCAACCTAACATTACAGGTTGATATGCCGCTCAACAGATGCATCGCTCCGTTCGAACCATTCCCCGTAGATGCTAACATTTTATACGAGGATACCAACATCACCACAACTCAAGATGACGACGGGGTTGAATATGAGTATAACTAAAACAAAAAACCAAAAATAAATGTCAAACCTAAAAATTAGTCAACTACCTGAGTTCTACGGAAACCCAACAGACGGATACCTCGTATTCAACAACTCGGGAGAAACAACAACATATAAAATAAAAACAAACCTCGTAATGAGTGGAGGAACCTCAGGTTCGGGAACCAGCGGAACATCAGGTTCAAGCGGAACATCAGGTTCAAGCGGAAGTTCAGGAGTCAGTGGAACGAGCGGAAGTTCGGGTTCATCAGGAACGTCAGGTTCGAGCGGAACGTCAGGAATAAACGGAACGAGCGGAAGTTCGGGCTCAAGCGGAAGTTCGGGCTCAAGTGGAAGTTCGGGATCAAGCGGAAGTTCGGGCTCAAGCGGAAGTTCCGGTTTATCAGGAACGTCAGGTTCGAGTGGAAGTTCCGGTTCATCAGGAATAAACGGAACGAGCGGAAGTTCAGGTTCAAGCGGAAGTTCAGGTTCATCAGGAACTTCGGGAACGAGCGGTGACTCAATGTTTATCACGGGAACTGGACTCAATTCGGTTATCAACAAATACGACACAGCAGCAGAAATGGACTCACCCTATGGAGCATCCATCGCAGGATTCGACAACGAGGTTCAGTCAACCGCATCGGGTAATACCATTTACGGAGGATACCAAAATAGAATTGAGAGTGGTGCGGGTAACTACAACACCATTCTAAATGGACACCTACATAATATTACCGGTGGTGCTCATGCAGGAATTGTGGCGGGACAAAACAACACGATACAGGGAGAATATAACAACTTCATTGGAGGGGGTATAAATAACGACATTCAATGGGGTGAAAATGGTGCCATTGTCGCAGGACGTGGTAACATAATTGGGGGTGGAAGTAATAACTTCATTGCTGGCGGTGAATCCAATAACATTGGTTCTTATATCAAAAACACAATTATCGCAGGGGAGGGTAATACCTACACCGCTGATATGAGACAATCAGGTATATTATTTGGTTACGCTAACAACATCGGAGGGAGCGGAGAATTCTCTAATATCATCGGAGGGGATGGAAACGTGTTATCAGGAAGTGGGGTAAATAAGTCAACCATTATCGCATCAAACACGAGTAAAATATCAGGTATAGATGCCGCACAGAATAATGTTATTATGGCGTCTGCGGCTTGCGAAATTTTACACGACGGAGGGGATAACAGAAACGTTATAATAGGTCAATCAAGTAGCATTATTCGAACTTTAGAAGGCGGGTTTATGGCTGGCGGTTTTGATAACCTTTTGGATACCTCAGACCATTCATCAATCATAGGAAGTGGGGATAATAAAATTATCGGTGGTGGATTCAACTCAACTATCGCATCATCGGGAAGTGATATTACCCTATCAAAAACATTGACTTCCGCACGAGGGAGATATAATACTATGGTGGGAGCCAAGGATTGTAATATTACAAACTCGAGTTCTGCCGATACCGCATACAACCACATTATTGCTACAGACGATGGTGACATCATAGGAACCTCAACCACATTGAGAAACTCCCTACTCGGAGCACTAACATCAAATATTAGTGGCGTGGAAGTTCAGGATGCGATGATACACTACTCAAACTCATCAACTATAACCTCAACAGGAAATATTGTCGATGCGGGTATTTACAATTCAATATCCTCTACGATAAATGGTAACGCAGTGACTTCTTGTTTTATTGACAATTCCAATTCATCACTCATCACCTGTGATGGAGGTTCGGACCACTACATTTTACAAAGTGATAACGCACAAATTACCGGTGCTTCAAGAAACTACAACTACATCACCAACTCTAATAATGGAAAAATATATGACTCATCACGAAGTGAAATTATCGGAGGTATGGGTCATACCATCAACTCAATTTCTGAAAACTCAACCATCATCGCAGGTTCAGGGTCTACCATTTCAAATAAGACCAACGCAGTTATGTTGGGGACATTTGGTCAGACCGCTCAATTTGATAATACCTCACACTTTGAAAACCAACACACCTTCAAAACTGAGTCATTCAAGGTCATAAACGGAGGAGCGGTTTCAGGTTCTATAAATGTGGACCTATCACAAGGAACCATCTACAAGTTCGAACTAACAGGAAACACAGAACCGACATTCATAAACGCTCGTGAGGGTCAGACCATTCAATTCGTGGTATACAACAACGGAACTAACACCCTAACAGATATCTTCATAACCGGTGGTGTCGTCTATACAAAAGGTGGAGGAGTTCCAAACCCCACCAACAACGCACGAACTTTATACTACGGAACCATAATTGACGGGAATATCTATCTTGATGAACACCTAAACTTCTTACCAGTCTAAACGTGGAACCCGAGTTCGAAAACTTCCTAAACCTATGGGGTCAGAGGTTCGTAAAAGAATTACGAACCCGACTCAATATGGCATACTTCGCAGCACCTGGAATAAACAAACAGGGAGACGGAGAGGGGGACGCATACTCGGAGGAAATAGACGGACGAGTAAGGAACAAAAGATACTCGGGAAACTTTGTAAAGTCACCAATAGGAAACAAGTTATACGAGTCCATTGAAGGGAAGGTAACCCCCGACGGATTCGAACTCCTAATGTTGGACTATTGGGAATACGTCAACTACGGACGACAAAGGGGAAAATACGTCCCTATATCCCCCCTCGAGGAGTGGGCACGAACAAAAGGGTTCCCTAACCCAAGAGGGGCTGCGTTCGGAATATCAACGAACATAAAAAGATATGGTATCGCACCGACCTTTTTCTACGACAATGCAATTCTCTCATTGGAGGCTCAATTTGAAGCCGAAGCGGACGAGATGATAGCGGGAACAATAAACGACTTCTTCGACAAACTACTCGAAAAAAATATACCATCGAAATGAGTATAACTATAAACCAACAACCACTCAACTACACCCCCTCCAACGCGCAGCATATTTACAACGCATCCTCTACCTTATCGGGAAATACCTCGATGAGATACGTATTCGATATATGGATAAACCCATTTACAACCCCCGAGAGAATTGCCAGAGTAAAAGTTGCACCTAACTCATACGGAGTGGGAATAGTGGATGTTGGAGATATTGTAAAAAACTACACAAAACCAAATACGAGAAGTAGTTTGAGCCAACTAAAAGACGGAGCGATGAATTATTCATCTCTCTCGAACCCCAACGGACAGATACCATTTTCTTTATACACTCTACAACCATCTAACCAATTCAATACAAACCCCACATATCCATTTTTACCACACGTGGCGGAATATCGTGTCTTGGTTGGAGAGGAATACCAAACAAGTGGAGGAACGATAATAACGGACATTTGTGACGAACCACAAATAATACCATCCGAGTGGAATTACTCACTCGATACTGCAGCACTACCCTATGCAGGTTCACCGAACAGAGTCAATATAACAGGAGCGGGAGCCGCACTACCCGACTACGCTAACACGAACCTTTTAGGGTGGACCTATCTACAACAGACCAATACGGGAACATTTGTTGCATCAGGAACAACTACCGCACAAACAGGGTCATACACCGCAACGACCGAACCAGGAAGGAACGATATTCTCACCATTACTGAAAACTATTCAGAATGTCGTTTTTCATTCCAATGGTCAGACGAAACCGAAGTGCCAGGATGGGTATTTATATCCGAATTCTGTCCTGCGTGTGAGGATAACCCCCAAGTTATAACGATATGGCCCGGTGTCCAACAGAATAAAAAGATAAACAACTACAACAACTCGTGGTGGGGGACAGGAAATACAAACGGAGAAAACAACCACCTATGGTGGGATAAATACCGATATGAGTGGCAGACCTATACGAATATTTCAGGGGATACTCCTGCACAATTTCTTACCACATTTTCAGATGAATATTTCCCCTACACATTCTCAGCACCAACCATAGGAACGACCACGATACAATGTAGAAAACGAAGTCACCACTGGGAATGTCCTATGGTAATATCGTTCTTTTACAAGGACTTTCAGACAATACCACTCGGAACAAACTCAGATACATTCAAAGGAAAAACAGGGTCAAATTTATTATCATTTTTTGATACTTCAATACACGGGACATATACAAGTTCCACACCCGACAATAGGATAATGTATAAAGTCTGGACACCCTACGGATTTGGGGACCAAAGAGACCTATCTGGTAACGACTTTGGGTTTTACCTTGAAACAACAGGATCGACGGGGGGACAAGTGAATTATACCCGTAGAATAACTGAGGGGGTCGTATATCAAGTTTATGGTAACGAATGTATATCAGACCCACAACACTTTTTATTCCTCAACCAGAACGGAGTTTGGGACGTATGGACCTTCGACAGAAAAAATATCAAAACCTATAATAAGGAAAACTCGGTATATGCTCAAGGACTGATAAAAAACAACTCGATATACAACCCCCTATTCAATAGTCAAAGAAATATTATCTACGACCAAACCATATTAGAAGTTGTAGAAGCACAGAGTCATTTTATGGAGGAAAACGACCGAAAAATTGTTGAGGAATTATTCCTATCAACACACGTTTATTTGATGAAGGACTTCTACTATAATACAGAGGTAATTCCGTCAGAGTCATACACGAAAACCCCCCACCTAATACCGGTTACAATTACGTCAAATTCAATACAAGAATATAAACAAAGATACAATAAGGTATTCCAATATACTCTGACATACGAATATAACCCAATTCAACAACACCGCTCAAACCTATAATGTTATACCTACGAACCACTATCAACGGAGAATACAGATACATCGACCTATTCGAGGACGACGTTATCTCATTGGACTATTCCTATGCAGAGATACAGGATATCACCAGTAAAAACTCAACCTATACAAAGACGTTCTCCATACCAGGTTCAAAGGAAAACAACGATATATTCCAACACTATTACGATGTAAATTCATCTATGACGGACTACGATATAAGAAACATATTTGAGTCGGAATTTATGGAGGATGGATATACCCTGATAAAGGGATACATACGACTTGAAAATGTATCAATCCTAAATAAAAACGTGACCTATAACGTAACATTTTATTCCAACGTAGGACTACTAACATCCAATATGGGGGATAAGGTATTACGAGACCTCGACTATACCGAACTCGACCACCCCTATACATTGGATGTAATAACACGAAGTTTATATGACCCCGACTTCAGTGGGGGAACCGAACCTTACGAGGACGGACGACTCACGTATATGCTCGCTCAATACGGATACGAATACGACGACAACAAAGATATCATAACCAACTCAACCCCCATCATTGACTACCGAACAGGGAACGTGTCGGGTTATTTTGACTATATTGGAACACCACTACGATACTACTACCTAAAACCCGCCATCCAACTAAAATGGATGTATTATAAAATATTTGAGGAAGCCGGATTCAGAATAAAGTCAGACTTTTTTGAGACCTCATACTTCAAAAGGTTCTACCTACCCCTGACCTTCAACGTCGACCAACTATACCTGAACCAAACGATACGACCTGAGTTCCACTTCAGACAAAACGCACGAAACACATTCAACTTTTCATCGACGACGATAAATTGGTTGACACTACCATCTCCTCCGGGAACCTTCGTCTCTATGGAACGAGTGACTCAACTACCGGTGATATCAAATAACATAAACGCTCAACAATTTTCTACATCGTCTTTCGTGGTTCAACAACCAGGAAACTACGAACTAAAAATGACGATCGAGGCGTTCAACACGGAGACCGATATAGACCCCGTATTTCCCAACGACTCATTGGTCGAGGTATTTTTTCACCAAATAGAACAAGGAGGACCCAACGGAACTACGGGAACAACCCTATACTCATACTCAGCCCTTATACCGGTGACTCAATATCTAATTAGGACAACCACCTTCAACGTATATTTGGACCCGTCCTATTCCTACGCCATCGATGTAAATTTGAATGGAAGTCCGTTCGTTGCGGAACTCACCTACGCAGAATTGGAAATACTAAACGGACCGAGAACGATATTGGGTGACGTAAAATTGGAGAAGGAACTACCCGAGACCGAACAGAAACAAATTGACTTTATCTCAACGATAAACAGACGATTCAATTTGGTCGTGACCCCCGATACAGACGACGAGGATACTTTTATCGTGGAACCAATTATTGACTACCTAAACAGGGGGACGACGTTAGACTGGTCAGACCGACTTGACTACAACTCAAACATATCGATATTACCGACAACTTCGGTAATAAACGGAACATTATTCTATAACACCCAAGACGACGAGGACTACGGAAATACGGAATTTACAAAGAGTAGAAATATAACCTACGGAACAAGGTTCGTCCAACTCGACCTCGACTATAAGTCGGAGACCACCGAGTTCAACGGAATAGTTTCACACCCCGTCGATGATATCCTCCGTAACGTAAATACCCCCAACATTACCATACCGATATACTACATCACTCGTGAGGAAAACAACGAAGGACAAGTAGAATTATTCTACAACGCACGTAAGACAAAACCACGTATCGTATTCAGAGGACTGAACCTACCGGCTAACAACGTGGGGAAATGGACCAACCCGTCAGGTTTTACAGGTAATAACTCATTTTACCTTGAAAACCAAAGGGTGGATATGTTCCCCCAATATAACAGGTTCGGGACATACCCCTTCGGACTATCAGGTTTTACACACGCAGTGAATTTCAATAAGACACACCGATTCAATAACCAAGAATATGACTTCAGTTGTTATAAGGACCTATACGACGTTTATTACGAGGACTACATACAGGACCTAACATCATCGGACAACAGGGTCCTTATCGCATCATTTTATCTACATCCAGAGGAAATTGCGGAACTACAAGGGAATGAACGAGTATTCGTTCAGGGAAACTATTATAGAATAAACAGGATAAACGGGTTCGACCTTACAAAAAGGTCATTGACCGAAGTGGAACTGATAAAAATTACTGGTGAATATGAACCACACCCCGTTAGATATTACAAACTACAAAATTGTTCGGACCCCTCCGATTTTAGATACTCAAATACGGACCTAAACTATACACTATGGGCGTATAGAAATAAGAGGGTAAAATTGGACGGAAATTGTTATACAATTTTGGATGATATTTACAGACCAAACGTAACATACGAAGTAATAGAAGTCCCCTTCCAAACAGGGTCATTCTTACCATTATTCTATGACAATTGTTCCTGCACCGACCCGATGGACGAGGTTATCATTTATAGGGAACTCGACTGCGTTCCACCACAACCACAACCTACACCAACAGGAATAACTCAATACTACTACTACATTTTGGAGGACTGCTTAGGGGGACGACAGATACTCGCACGTTCGACAACCTACTATTCATTGGGTCAAGTGGTAAGGACAACCAACGGAGGAAATACGTGTTATTTTGTCTTCGATATTACGACCAACTCAAACACGAATGATATAACCATAACCTACGAAACTTGTGAGGAATGTGCTGCGGATATACCAACCCCCACACCAACAAAAACTCCTACACCAACACCAACACCATCACCAACGGGATGTAATTGTAGAGAATACGAAATAGAAAACTTCAACCCGTATAGTGAGGT